TAGGGTAGGTTCAGTAGTTAAATTAGTCCCTTCTAAAGTGATTATATTTTCTATAGATAGTACATTATCTTCTGGTAATAAAATTTCTAAAAATGGTTTATAATCTTCAGGGTTAATTATTCTTTTATAAATTTTAGTTGACCCATTTAAAACAATTTCTAGTTTGGAGAGGGTATAATTATCCACCAATCCCGACTCGTTAATGTTTGGTATTACTTTTCTATTTGGTACACCTCCCGTAGTGAATGGGGAAGCAAAATCACAGTCCTCTATGAGTTCAAATACTTTACCTGCACCAGTAGCTTGTGCCCCTTTTAATAAAAGAGGGCAATAAGATAAATTAAAGGTATCTCCATCGGTAGGAACAGTAACCGACCATTCTACTAAACTAATACTGGGTCTTTTACCTGGAATATTTAAACCAAAAGTGCGGGCTAACTCCAGAACTGACGATCTTTCCTGCATATAATTAATCTGCGTTTCATTAAACATTCTATCAGTATGAAAAGAGAGCATATCTCCAACTGCCGCATTTAATTCTAATAACATCATCCCTACAGAGGCATCATTAAAATCCGAAAATACATCAGGATAATATTGTTTTACAAATTCAAATAATTCATTTCTTACTTGTGCAAAATTTCTAGCGTTATAATCTATTTTTTTAGCCATAATTAAAATGTTACTTCAATTACATCAGAAGAAGTGAAAGTTCCTTCAATCACTGTATATCTCACTTCTACTATTATTAATTCTTCAATTTCGTTATTTTTAAATTCTATACTATCAATCACAAGGTTAGGTAAATATTTCTTTATAGTTTCATTAAGATTATCTTTTATCTCACTATGAGTTATAGAATCATTTGGTTCAAAAATATATTTTTTAAGGTCACTACCAAAATCCGGCATATATAACCTTTCACCCTTATTAGTTAATAATAAATGTAGTAAATCCGCCCTTATAGCGGCCTGATCAGTCTGTGTAAGATTGAAATAGAATCCTTCTTTACTATCTACAAAAGGGAAATCAATATTTATATATTTTTTACGAGCCATTTGTATATAAATATTCTACAATATATTTTTTATAAGAAAAGTGTAAATATAAAAAAAGGTGTCATTAATGACACCTTTTTAATATAATAGATAAAGTATTTTTTTATTTAATTTCACATGCTCCTCCAGCACAAGCTAATTCACCGGATAAATTAGTTTCATCTTTATCCTCAACTATTTTAGATAAATCTACTTCTTGTAATAAAGCTAACATTTTTTCATAAGTTTCTTTACTACAATCTTCAAATGGGGGTTGGACGTAGTTTCCACCATCATAAGGTAGAACAGATAAACCATTATAATATTCTCTATTTTCCCACATCCATTCTCCTGCCAGTTCCCAATCTTCTTCTTTAAGAGATATAGTAGCTGAAACGTTATGACCATTAGAACCTGTTCGGTGTCCCGATTTTACCCATTCATTAGCAACTTTTTTAACCCTTTCTAATAATTCAAAAGAGGATTCGGTTCTTAATATCGAGCCCTCCGGAGCTTTTTGTGGGATGGAAATAATGGCAGTATCGTGTGGTCTAAAATAATCATCTTCTAATAGTTGTGGATAATTATTATTAAGATAATGATAAATTGATTCATTTTTCCCTACTCTGAGTCTTCTAATATAATAATCATTATGCCATGCATGAATCCCCGATGAGGTTCCAAGTGTTAATGAAGTAGTACCAGCGGGCTTAACCGTAGTGGTACGTGCCGCTTTTTTAATCTCTAATAATCGAGCTACTCGTGCATTTTCTCTTTTAACTATATCGGATGCTTTTACCATATCATACCCTAATACTCTACCACTACCAATTCCTGTCATTGACACCCCTATTAGGGCTTCTTTTTCAGTAGTCTCTTGCCATATTTCTCTAAGATAGTGAAATTCAGTATAACCTGCCTGTAAAGTTCCAATAAATGATGCGGCTTTTACCCGACAATTTAAATCTTCTTGAGATTCAATATTACTAACATTAACTTCACACAAATTACAAAATTGGTAGGGTCTTAATGCTATTTCACAACAAGGGTTGGTACCCCAATCTTTATCATTATTTAAATAAATCCCCGGCTCTCCACTACCACTTAACTCTACTCTTTTCCATATATCCATAAAAAATTCTTTAGTAATTTTATGTCTCATAAGACAAGCAGAATTATTAGCTCTACCTCTTTGGGCATTTAATTCATACCATTTACCAGTTTTACATCCCATCATAGAATCATCATCTGCACTAAATAAAGAAATTAAGGCAGCCCTTCTAATACCTCCCGCTAATACTGCATCGGCAATATAACAGATAATATCATGCACTTCTAAAGTAGTTAATTGATCTCCATCTTCATGATTATCTAACACCCCCCTTATTTTAAGAATACATTCTTTTAATGGTTGTGGTCCAGGAGCCTTACCACCAGAAGTTACCAATCTAGCACCTTTAGTTCTAATATCTGAATAATCAAATTCTATACGTGAACTTTTACCATTTAAATAAGATTTCATTAATACTTTTATTGCATCTGCCCAACCTTCAATGGAATCCCCGATCAAAAATCTTCTTTTTCTTTTAGTATAAGGTTTATTAACGGGGGGTAATTTTTCCACATGGTGTTTCTGAACGGAATAACCTACACCTGTACCACCTAATAATAAAAACATACATTCACTAAATGAATCAATATGATTAATTGGCATATATGCGCAATTATAAATTCTGTTTGGGGATATCTCAATAGGTTTACCACCAAACTGCATACTTCTCATAGAAGGCAAAACTTTTTTATCATATACCAATTGATAATTTTTATTTATTTCTTCTTCTAAAAATGGATATTTTTTAATATGCATTTTTTTATTTCGAGTTACAAGTTCTTCCCAAGTTTCACGTCTATTTTGTTCTGGTAAGAATCTCGCATATTTCATATAAACTGTTATATCTGATAAAATTTTGCTTGATAATTTCATATTATATTTTTTTCTTTTATCTTATTATTATAATGGGGGGTGTAGTGCCCCCTACCTATATTAATTAATATCAATAATTAGTGGTATCTCTTTTTAAGTATCTCCAAGAATACCCTTCTTCTTCTTAATTGCTTCTATTACTAAATTTGATTTTTTCTTTTCTTCACCTTTTTCAAAATCTAAAAAGGATACATCACTAGACATAGTGGTATCTATTTGGATGGTGCCATTATCAAATAAAATATCTTCAAATATAATACCATCCTTACCAAATCTAGATTTAAGGATGGCCAAAGTTGCTCTTCCTTCTTCTTTTTGTTCTAATGATTTAGCAACTGATAAAATAAAATGACCTATTTGTCCTTTTTTAATTGATCCTCCGATCATATCAGCCTCTACTACATTAGCTTTAATAGAACTACGATTACCTTGAATAGCAGTCCATCCTACAATATTTAATTCGGATATCATAGTCTCAAACTGTCTCATTACATTACCTTCACCAGCCCACTCATCTTTAAATTGTTTGCTCGGTGTAACACAATCCATGTAATCTATAAAAACTATATCAGGTTTAGTTCCATTAGAAGTTAATTTTCTAAGATATTGTTTAATTTTTGGAATGGTAGTACCATCACTTGCCATTTTCTTTAAAATAAGGTTACCTTTTTTATTTTTAAATTTAGGTAAAATCTTTTCTATTTTTTCTCTATTATGGGTTAATTCATTTAAAGAAATTTCTGTCCAACATGTAATATGTTTTCTTTGTATTACTTTTGGATTATCTTCAAAAAATATTTGTACTACATTATACCCTAAATTATAAGCATGATTAGCCATTTTGGTTATTAAAGTGGTTTTACCCACACCAAAAGGAGCTAATATTACCCCTAATTCTCCTTTAGATAATCCTCCATCCATTAAATTATCTATACCAACTAACCCTGTTGGTACTGGACTTCTAAAGTCTTCAGATAACACATCATTTATACCATGAAATACATCAATTCCCGTATCCTTATCGGTTCCTACTACTAATGCCCCCTTTAATATTTCTTCACATTCATCATATCTATCAAAATCTCCAGCATCCTGAATTTTTTGTATCTGTTGAATTGCTTTTTTAAGTTCTTGTTGTTTACAAA